TGAAGACGCTTTTACAGAACATTTTGATATTACCCCAACTGGCTTTCAACTTAAAAGCCAAAGCAACAGAACTAACGCATCTGGTAGCAACTACATATACATGGCAATACGCAGAGGCCCACTAGCTGCACCAGATGATGCGACAAAGGTTTTTGGTGTTAATTACGCTTACACATATGATGTTGATGGTAACACTGGCGGTAGTTCAGCACAACTTGTGGGTTATTTAGGCGAACCTGCTGACCTTAATATCCAAGGTTATAGAAGCGGTAGTAGTTATAATGCTGCTGTTTACGATAGATTGCGAAACAATAAGTATCTTATTACTAATACTACTTCAGCAGAAGCATCTGTTTCGGGTAATTTTTGGGATAATATGACAGGTTTTAGAGAAGTTGCCTCTGCTCAAGATACAACCCTGATTAGTTGGACTTGGAAACGTGCACCTGGCTATTTCGATGTGGTTGCTTACTCTGGAAACTCAACTAATGGTAGAGAACTTAAGCATAACTTGGGTGTAGTACCAGAAATGGTGTGGACTAAAGCTCGTAGCGACACTAAAAACTGGATTGTTTATCACTCTGCTTTAGGTAATACTAATACCCTTTCATTAAATACAACTGGTCAAGCAGATGATGAATCTTCAGGTATGCAGTCTACTCCAACTGCAACATCTCTTTTTCTTAATGGAGGCACTGCTACTAATTCGTCAAGCCAAACCTACATAGCCTACCTATTCGCTACCGTAGCAGGTGTATCCAAGGTGGGAAGCTATACTGGAAACGACACGGGCCAAAACATAGATTGTGGATTTAGTAGTGGCGCTAGGTTTGTGCTTATAAAATGTAGTTCGCATGGGGACAGAAGTTGGATGGTTTTTGACTCGGTTCGTGGAATTGTTGCAGGGGCTGATCCTTTTTTAGCATTAGAAGATAACTCAGCAGAATATTATGCTTCTAATGGAGCAGGATCTATACAAAACTATACGAGTAGTAATCTTGATTTAATAGACCCATACAGTTCTGGTTTTGCAGTAGTTGGTGGCACTGGAATGGTCAATGGAAATGGCAAGACATACATCTTCTACGCAATAGCATAACAAATCAACTGACGAAAGGAGTATCAACTGATGTCAGAATATCGTGAAAGAACAACAGGCGAAGTTAAAAGCCAAGGCGAGTGGAGAGCAGCATTTCCAAATATGTCTCTGCCTCGTGTCTGGACGAGTAACGTCTGCGATGCAATGAATATTGACCCAGTGTTAGCAAGCCCTGCCGCTACAACAAGTGCATACCAAACATCTGCACGAGATGGCGTTGAGCAAAACGCAAACGGTGATTGGGTAGAGAAGTATGTAGCTAAAGATATGTTTGCTGATACGACTGACGAGGATGGTGTAAAGACTACCAAGGCTCAACATGAGGCTGCGTATCAGTCCACGCTAGATGCCAACACTGCTACATCAAACAGAGCTACAAGAGATGCCAAGCTTGCAGAGACGGATTGGCATGGCATGTCAGACGTTACAATGTCTAGCGAAATGACCACGTATCGCCAAGCGTTGCGAGACATTACAACGCATGAAAACTGGCCTAACTTGGAAGATGCTGATTGGCCTACCGCGCCTTAAATGTACAAGTACTAGATACTATGTTAATTTATAGGTGTAGCAATGTTGTGAGGCGCGAATGGCACTTGTAGACTTGAAAATCCCTCCAGGCGTATATCGAAACGGAACGGATTTGCAGGGCGAAGGGCGTTGGCGCGACGTCAACTTAGTGCGTTGGCATGACGGCCTGATGCGCCCGGTTGGCGGTTGGCGTAAGAAATCAACCTCTGCCGCACCCAACAAACTACGAGGTATGCTTGCCTGGACTGACAACAGCAGCAACCGATACATAGCGTCTGGCACTTACAACAAGCTTTTTGCTTACACCAACGCAGGCGCAAAGTATGACATTACGCCAGTTGGGTTAAGCGCGGGTCGAGAAGATGCGGCCGCCTTCACTGCGTATGGTTCTGGCTTATATGGCTCCCTAGCTTACGGCGTCGCACGACAAGACACCACAAACATTCTGCCTGCGACGGTGTGGAACTTGCAGCCTTGGGGCGAGCGTCTGTTAGCCCAAAATGCCGACGATGGTAAGATTTACGAGTGGGCGTTAAACACTGGCACCCCCGCCGCGTTACTTAGCAACGCCCCAACTGGTAACGAGGCCATCCTAGTAACTGATGAGCGATTTGTTTTTGCTTTGGGTGCAGGCGGCAACCCTAGGAAGGTGCAATGGTCAGACCGCGAAGATAACAACACTTGGACGCCTGCCACCACAAATGAAGCCGGAGACTTGGAGCTTGCGACTACTGGCACAATTATGGCCGGAGTGAACGTGCGCGGCCAAGCGTTAATCCTCACGACAAGAGACGCCCACGCGGCAACCTACCAAGGGCCGCCATACGTCTACGGCATAGAAAGAGTTGGCACGTCTTGCGGCTTGGCGGCTGCGTTGGCTTGCGTCGTGGTTGACCAGGGCGCGGTTTGGATGGGAGTTAACTCATTCTTTGCGTATAATGGTAGTTCAGTTGCAGAGCTAAACAGCGAAGTTAGCGACTACGTTTTTAACGACATAAACAAGGCGCAGATTAGCAAGGTGTTTGGCGTGTCTAACAGCTTGTATAGCGAGATTTGGTGGTACTACCCCAGTTCTGGTTCTACGGAAAACGACAGATATGTGGTGTATAACTACTCAGAGAATACCTGGTACATTGGTGATTTAGATCGCACGGCTGGCGTGGATCGCGGCGCGTTTAGGCAGCCCATGCTTGCTGATGCCAGTGACATGTATATCTATGAGCACGAGGTGGGTTTTGACTACTCCGGGCTTACGCCGTTTGCTGAGACTGGACCGTTTAGGATTGGCACTGGCGATAACGTGATTAGCGTTACTGAGCTTATCCCAGACGAGAAAAACCAAGGCGACGTCAACGCAATATTTAAATCAAGGTTTTACCCTAACGGCACCGAGAGGTCTTACGGCCCCTACTCCCTTACAAACCCCACGTCCGTGAGGTTCACCGGGAGGCAGTTACGTTTACGCGTCGAAGGGCAAAAGCTTACCGATTGGCGTGTGGGAATAAACAGAGTTGACGCGGTAGCCGGAGGGCGCAGATGAGCCAGTACGCAGCGCCAGAGCCGTATGGTGGAGATTGGAAGGATTGGGCACGCCGATTAAACGTGTTTTTAAATCGAACGCAATCAGCCCTGGTACAGCAAACAGGCGGCGAAAGCGCAAAAGAAAACGGCTATCTGATGTTTGACCGTTCTACTGTTAAGCCAGTAATTAGTCAGTCCGGCGCATTTAAGGAAGTTGTCGTAAAGCAATCCGTCCCTGCTAGTTCGGTTGGCGCGTCTGGCGATACGGCGGGTTTAGTCAGTTGGGACACGAATTACATTTACGTTTGCACGGCGTCGCACGACGGCAGCGCCAACATCTGGAAGCGTGTAGCTCTCAGCGGAGGTGCGTTTTGATGCACCCGGAGTTCGAGCGTTGCAAACCACACATAGAAGCAGCCTTGCAGTATAGCGGCGGCACCCACGACATTATTGATATTTACGAGGGCTTGCATAACGGCACCATGCAATTGTGGCCTGCCGAGAAAAGCTGCCTGGTCACTGAGATTATAAAATATCCAAAGAAAAAGGTGCTCAATGTTTTTCTTGGCGGTGGAGATCTCACGGAAATTTTGAGCATGCACGAGGATGTAATAAGTTGGGCAAAACAGCAGGGCTGCACGGCGTTAAATATGACCGGGCGTTTTGGTTGGAAAAAACCACTAGCAAAACACGGATGGGAGCCAATGCACACATCCTACGTTAAGGAGATATAAATATGGGTAAAGGTGGGTCTAGCACAAGCGTTGAAATCCCAGCATATATAGAAGACGCCGCAAAGCGAAATCTAACACGCGCAGACAAAATTAGCGCAATTGGATCGGTTCCGCTGTCATACGGGCCCACCGTGGCCGCGTTTAATCCAATGCAGCAATCCTCGTTCGCTAACACCGCAAACGTGGCTAATGCGTTTGGCCTGGCGTCACCGCAAGGCTTAGACATGTACGGCGGCTTGGGTGCGCCCACAACTTACGCAAACGGGCTTTCCGCGTACAGCGCCGCACCAATTTACGATCAAACCTTGGCGGCGTTCGGGGCTGCGCGTCCAGGTCAAAAGTCATACATTGACAGCTTTTTTATTGATCCGTTTACTGGCACGCCAGGCAGCAACGTCTTGCCAGAAATAAATTACATGTTAAGCGATGCGACAGATAATACCAACAATACTTCCACTTCTACTTCAACTAACAATAACGGCAGCGATACCACTACAACCCCCACAAACGTAATATCGACCGTCCCGGTGGATCAACAAACAGGCAACTTTTACCAGGACAACCAGCTCTACAACCCAGACATAGATTATTCTGACCCGTTTGTTGCCAGTAACAACCAAATAGTCGGTGTATTAGATCCGACTGACAGAAGTTTGCAAGTTGTTGAAGACGCATACGGAATAGACCCGAGTTTTTACACTGACAGCCCGATTTACTCTGCGTCTGACTTTCGTGTGGGCTCATCAGCCACCGGGACTGATTACACGCCTTACGTGGTAAGCGACAACGACAACGCGATGAGCCACTCCGAAATTATGGCAATGCATAACAACAACGCCGCGACAAACCAATTTGGCTCCACCGTTTCTGTTGGCTACGGCACGGGTCAGGTTGACCCTAGTTTGGCGGCGGCGGCTGGATACACCAACTCCCCAGCGCAAGGAGCGTTTGGGAACAACGCATCTGGCTCTAACTCAGTCGTGCAAAACATGGCAAACTTATCCACGCCAAACGACGGCACGTCTTACGTTGACGGCGTCTTAACATACGACAGCGACAACGACAGCGGCGGTGGTTCAAGCAGCTCAAGCAGTAGCGACGACGACGATTGCGTAATCGCAACGCACGCCGTGGCCGCTGGTGGATTTACGCCCCACATGAAACGCGAGGCCGTCGTGTGGTGCATGCATAAATTGCACAATCGCTGGTGGGGCGAGGCCGTGCGCCGGGGCTATCGATACCTGGGCAAACGAAAGATTGAGCAAGGCAAAGCGCGTGAGCATTACGCAGAGTTCAAGCGTTACATCGATTTCGCATCAGGCAAGCGCAGAGATGTGCGCGGAGCTATAACATTTTCACTACGGACGGCGCAGTTTTTTGCTGTCGGTTTAATTAAGAGGAACGCATAATGGCCGGACAAGGATCAAAAGGCGGCGGAACCGTCCAGCAACCAATTGCAGCGCAACCAGTGACCACGCAGCCGCAAAGTTTACCAACCATGCCTGCCGGGTTTAACGTTAACCAGGCAGCCTCCACGGGCTTGCAAAATGCTTTGGGCGCAACTCAGGCAGCCGTCTCCGCCCCACTAAACGTCGGCGCGTATATGAACCCCTACCAGCAACAAGTAATAGACACCACGCAGGCCGACATTGAGCGTCAACGCCAGATGGCGATAAATAACATGGGCGCAGCCGCGACCCAAGCAAACGCGTTTGGAGGCTCAAGGCAGGGCATCGCCGAGGGCGTCACAAACGCGGAGTACGGCCGGGTCGCAGCAAATACGCTAGCACCGTTGAGGATGCAGGGTTATAACACCGCCATGAGCAACGCGTTTGCGGATCGTGGCGACAGATTGGGAGCTGCAAATCAGCTCGGGAATTTGGCTAACCAAGCGTTCACGACTGGCAGAACAATTAACCAAGACATGGCGTCGCAAGGATTAATGCAGCAAGGCTTACAGCAAGCTCTAATCGACGCGGCCAGGGGTGACTTTGCCCAGTATGCGTCATCCCCGACAGCCAGCTTAAATGCGCCACTGGCGGCGTTAGGCGCTGCGCCGACACCGCAATCTCAGACAACAACACAAAACCCGGGCATATTAGGCACGCTAGGCGCGTTGAAGTACATAGGGATGCCCTTCCCGTTTTAAGGTTTATTAATGCTTAATTTAAACAACAGAGACTTATTGGCACGCACGCTGGAGGCTGAGGCTGGCAACCAGGGTTCCGGCGGCATGCTGGCGGCTGGCTCTGTTATAATGAACCGCTTAAAAAACCCCGCTTACGGCAGCGAGCTGCACAGCGTTATTCTGCAACCCGGTCAGTTTTCAGCGTGGAACAGTTACACCGGGTATCAGGGCGGCATGGGCGGCATTAACATGTACCAAGTCACGCCCAGCTCCACCGCCTTTGAAGTTGCCGACCAATTGCTTGCCGGGGGATACACAGACCCGACGGGCGGCGCGATGCATTACTACAACCCAGACTTAGCGAACCCAACTTGGGGTCAGGCCAGCGGCGGCAAATGGAAAAAAATTGGGGATCATGTTTTTGGATTTCCAGGCGACAAAGACCCGTACAGGAGTACCACAATGGATGTAAACGATCAGCCTTTAAACGCGCAATCTATGCTGGGTCCAGTGAATACAGAAGCGCAAAAAATAGCGAATAAGCGACCACGACGAGGCTTGTTTGATTTTATAGGCAAGGCAGTCGGCGGCAGTTTTAATGGACTGAAGGGCGCGTTGAGCGGCGACGATCCAGACAAGTCAGACCGATTGGCAATTGCCCTTATGTCTTTGTCAGGCAACCCAACACAGTTAAAACCGCTTATGCAAATGGCGGCGAACGACATACAAGAGCGTAAAGATTTGCGTTTATTGAACAAAGGAAAAAATCAAACAGTCCAATATTTAACAAAGCTAGCAAACAACGGCGACGCGCTGGCGGCCAGCGCCTTAGAATTAGTGGAGTCAGCCGGGCCAGCCGAAGCGATTAAAAGTTACATTAACGCCAATAGTTCAAACGCCGCAAACAAAACTGGGGCGACCACGAAAGCCTATAAAAACGGAACAACTTTAAGCATATTTCAAGATGGCTCAAGACAAGTCACTAGTCCAAGCGGAGAAATATTGACTGGGGCGGCCGCAGAAGAAGCCATAAAAGTGGCACAAGCTGACGAGGTTGATCAAGCGGGAAATACTGAGTTTAAAACTAAATCGGCGGCGGCAAAGGCCGGAATGGTTCAAACCACAATTGATAACATTCTAAACGTCAACAGTTCGCTACGCAATTACTCAAAAGCAAAAGATGCTTTACGGGAGGCAATAGCAAACAATCAAAATATTACTGGATTTGCAACTCAATATTTTCCAAATATTTCTGTTCAAGCTGCTGAACTTGAAAATGCCCGAAATGCACTTGGTTTAGACGTGATTGGGTCAGTTACATTTGGTGCGTTGTCAAAGGGTGAATTGGATTTGGCGTTATCTCAAGGATTGCCGACAGGACTTGAGGAGCCGAAGCTGCTTGAATTAATTGAGCGCCGCGAGATCGCGTTGGGCAAGTATAGAACTTCATTGCTTAACGCGGCGCGTATTATGGCAAACCCACAAAAAGACTACGAAGATTACTTAGATGAGTTAGAAAACTTAGAGACTAAACCAAACCCATACAAAGAAACGCCGCACGACGAGCTAATGAATTTAGTGGCAGAAGTACAAAGCGGCACATCCACATTACCTCCACAAAAGCGTCAAAACATTCTTGACGAGGCAAGGGAAAGGGCTGGCCTATGAGCACGGAAACCGAAGCAGAACAACTGCGCAATCTACTACAAGGGTCTGACGCTACCTCTGTTAAAAAAATTCCAGAAAATTACAAAGCAACTACGGCGACAAAACTTAAAACGGTTTTGCAAGGTTTAAGCTTTGGCAGCTCCGACGAAATAGAGGCGTTCGTGAGGTCGTTGGGTAAGCAAGATTACGACACCGTGCTACAATCAATAAGAAGCGATTTAAGCATGTTCCGCGAGGCAAATCCGTTGCAAGCGTTAGCCCTGGAAACTGGCGGCGCGGCCACGTCTGCTTTATTGACGGCTCCGTTTACTGGCGGTGCGTCCCTTCCGGCATCGGCTGCGCGGATGGCTATGGTTGGCGCGGCTGAGGGCGGCGCGTATGCGTTTAACACTGGCGAGGGTGGTTTCCAGGAAAGAATATCTCGCGTCCCTGGCGGAGCTGCCACGGGGGCTGTCGTTAACCCGGTCGCAGCCACGGCGCTGCGTAAAGGTGGAGATGGATTAAAAGCATTAGTGCGGTCAGCTCGCAACCTGGTGGGGCGTCGAGGCTCAACCATTGTTAATAACGAAATACAACGCCTGGTGAACAAGTTGCAAAAAACACCAGAGGAAATCGTCCAAGACATAATGGACGGCAGAATACTGGTTGAAAATAAAACCCTGGCGGCAGCCGTCAAAGCTCTAAGGGCAAAAGGTGGCGAGGCTGGCGATTTAATAAACACCACGTTGACTAATCGTCCGTCGCAAACGAGAAAGCGAGCGGCAGACCAGATCGACACGGCGTTGGGCGGCGACGGGCAGTTGCAATTAGCAAGAAATCAAGCAAACAAGCAAGCCGTCCGTGAGGCAGAAAACACGGCTTACGCGCCATTTAAAACGGGTGAAGTTAACGACGAGGTTTTTGGTGAGTTAGTTCTGGCCTTAGAGGCTGTCCCGGCCGCCAGAAAATCTTTATTGGAAAAATTCCAGACAAGGGTAAACGACCCAAATTACGAGCCATTGTTTAAAATGAAAGACGGTAAATTACAATTTTTACGCAGACCAAACCCAGAGGAGGCCGAGGTCGTCAGGCGCAGTTTAGACGCGGCGGCAAGTAAAAAGTTTGCGAAGCCGGGCGGCGGTTTTGTCGCCTCAGACATAGCAGAAATTGCAAACGACGTGCGAACCGCAATTGACGCAAATATTCCAGACTTAGCCTCGGCCAGAATGCAAGCCAAACTTGCCAGGGATAACTTTGACGCGTTTGACGCCGGAAGAAAAGCTTTTACTGGTAGTGCCGATGAAAAAATCCTTCAATTGCAAGATTTATTTGAGGCCGGAAACGAAGACGCAATTAACGCCTTTAGATCCGGCATGCTGTCATCAATTCAAGCCAGATTAAAAAGTGGAAACCGGGCGAGCTTCATCAAAAATTTAGGTGACGATGAGCAAGGCATGAACGAGCTGCTACGCATGGCGTTACCTGATGAGACAATAGAAAGCGTTATGAAAAAGTTAGACATAGCGACAGAAAGTAACGCCGCCAAATCCGCAATTATGGATAGGACTAACACCGCCGAGACCCTGATAGAAAACTCTAATTTTGGAACTAGACTTGGCGCGAACACATTAATGCAACTGCAAATGAATGACCCGAGGGCGCTGGGCGACATAGCTCGCAGCATCGTAAAAATGTTTGGTCGTGATTTAACTGACGCCGAGAACTTACGCGTCGCAAAAATCTTAGTAAGCGAAGATCCAGAGCTTGTTAAGTCTGCGGTTACTGACACGGGCGCACTGAAACGCCTGGAGAGCATGGTGAACGGCATAATCAATTTATCAACAAACGCGGCACGGCCAGCGGTAGTGCTTCCGGCGTCACGCATGGCGGCTGACGAAACAGGACGAAACGTATCAGGCATATTAGATATGATGGGACCGAGGTAATGGAATTAAAACCTAAAAGCAGAGAAGAAATCCAAGGTATTGTCACTGACGCCATTCAAAACGCGGTGGACTTCGTGGAGAGCGAAATAACCGACATAAGGGTTAAATCTCAGCGTTACATGGATGGCGAGGTAGACATAGGCCACGAGGAAGGCAGATCCAAGGTTACCAGCACGAAGGTCCGAGACACGGTGCGTGCCGTCAAGCCCAGCATCATGCGGGTGTTTCTCAGTACGGGCAAGCCAGTGGAATACGTCCCGAAAGGCCCGGAGGACGTCGCCCTGGCAGAGCAAGCAACTAATTACATGCACCACGAGTTTTCCCGGCTAAACGGCTACAAGTTGCTTAACGACGCAATCCACGACGCCCTCGTCAAAAAACAAGGCGTTCTGAAGGCGTATTACAAAAACTACCCAAAAGCTAAAATCTACACCTTTACCGACCTCACTGAGGATGAGCTGTCCCTACTCACGTCAGATTCAGATGTGACAGTCCTGGAGCAGACAATGGAAATGCGCATGGAAATGGACGAGTTTGGCATGGACATTGAGGCTCCAATATTTAGCGTTAAAATCAGCCGGACTGAAATGAAGGGCGACCTATGCCTGGAAAGCGTCCCACCGGAGGAAATATTTGTAAACCGAGACGCCCGGACAATGGACGACGCCTACGTGGTTGCGCACCGCACCGAGATGCGTGCCGGGGACGTTATTGCGATGGGTTTTGACCCGGAGATCGTCACTAACCTAGATAGCTATTCCAGTGGTTCAGACATGACAAACGTCGAGGCTTTCGCCAGGAACGGCTACGACGACGACTTTGACGACGAAAGCTCCGAAGACCCCACCATGAAAAACGTCACGATTACCGAGGCCTACATGCGTGTAGACGCGGACGGCTCCGGCGTGCCAGTCTTACATAAATTTATCTGCGGCGGGTCAAAGTATGAGTTGCTGGATTTTGAGCCTTGCGATGAGGTGCCGCTGGTCAAGCTGGAGGTCGACCCGGAGCCGCATTCGTTTTACGGCAATTCCATAGCCGAAATGATTTGCGATGATCAGGACGCCGCCACAGCGATCCTCCGGGGCATCCTGGATAACGTGGCTCTAACCAACAACCCGCGCATAGGCTTTGTTGAGGGTCAGGCAGACGTCGGCGATTTAATGAATAATGAAATTGGCGCTTTGGTTAGGATGCGCCAACCCGGCGCGGTGCAAGAGTTGTCGGTGCCGTTTGTCGCCGGACAGACACTGAGCGCCCTCACCTACATGGACAAGCTCGTGGAGCAAAAGACGGGCGTCACGCAGAACATAGCGTTAAACCCAGACATGTTGCAGTCAACCACAAAGGCAGCCGTCACGGCTTCAGTGGAGGCCGCAGCGGGTCAAGTCGAGGTCATGGTCAGAAATTTATCTGAGGGGCTCAAGGATCTATTTAGGCTCATGTTGCGCATCGTACATAAGAACGTCGACGAGGAGCGCATGATGCGTTTAAACGGTATGTTTGTGCCCGTAGACCCTCGGGTCTGGGACAGCAGCATGGACATAAGTGTAAATGTCGGCTTAGGGACCGGGCGTGAGGATGAACGCGTGGCGGCCCTACAGCAGGCCTTGACTATGCAGACACAAATTTACCAGCAGTACGGCCCCATGAACGGATTGGTGAGCCTGACAAACATTAGAAACACGGTCACCGATATGATGGCCGCCGCCGGGGTTCGCAACTCAGACAGATACTTTGCGCCAATTAACCAAGAAATCGAAGCGCAGATGCTACAGATGCAACAGCAACAGCAAGCGCAAATGACCCAAAACCAGCCAGATCCAAACGCGGCATATCTCCAGGCTGAGGCTATGAAGGCGCAAGGCAAGATGCAATCTGACATGATGAAACTGCAACTAGACGCGCAGAAAGCAGCCGCAGAGGATGATTTGAAGCGTGATCAAATGGCGCAAGATCTGCTGGTTGATGCAGCAAAAGTTGCTGGTCAGTACGGAACTGCGGTAGATGTAGCAAGAGTGAAAGCAGAGCAAGACAAAGTCAGAACCATTGCAGGGATTGCCCAGGGACAATGACGACAGACGTAAGATTGACGGCCGAAGAGGCCCAGAGATTAAAAAACGACACCGCCTTCCAGCAGTTCGTTAGGAATGTTCGTGAACAACAAAAAGAGGTGTTTGCGACTAGTGGATCTCAAGATATTGAAATCCGCGAAGAGGCGCACGGAATAATTCGTGCATTACAGGCGATTGAAATCCATCTTGACGCGGCGATTGACGCAGAGAGATTTCTAACTGAAAGGAACTAGCACCGTGAACGATGCGACTAGTGATATTATGTCTGCCGTCGAGCAGATAATACAACTACCAGATACTAATGCAGATAATGTACAAGTATCAGATACTAAGTCTGAAGAGCCAACAAAAACTACTGAGGCGGCACCCGAGCAAACTCAAGAGGTTGAGAGCGAAGACCAAACAGAAGTTGAGGCAGAAACAGACACGCAGTCTGACGACCTAGAGTTGGAGGACGGCGATTTTGATGACATAGACCTAGCCGAGGAAGTTACTGCGTCAGACACGCTCATCCCCGTTAAGATTAACGGCAAAGAAGAGCAGTGGACCCTTGACCAATTGAAACAATCTGCGGCGGGCCAGGGTTACATCAACCAAAGGATGCAAGACGTTGCAAAGCTTGAGAAAAACTACAAAGCGCAAAGTCAGGCATTAGCCCAGCAGCAACAACAGGTGCAGGCGTTTATAGAAAATATCCAGCAAACTGGCATGGAACCTCCGGCCGAATTGAATCAGTCCGATTTTCAGAATGATCCGATTGGCTACATGGAGCGGAAAATGCAGTACGACGAAGCCAAAAAAGCTTACGACACCAAGGTGGCTCAGGTGCATCAAATGCGCCAGCAGCAGACAGCAATCCAGGAACAGCAAGTGCAAGAGTACACCGCACAACAGGCTCAACTCCTGGCTGAACGTCTCCCGGCCATTGTGGACCCCAAAAAGGGTGAAGCAATAAAAAAGGGTCTCATGGAAGTAGGCAACCACTACGGCTTCACAGAGCAAGAGTTAAGCAGCGTGAAGGACCATCGTTACATTTTGGCGATGCACGACGCGATGCGATACCGACAGCTCGTCGAAAAACGTGGCAAGGCGACCTCAACCAACGAGAGCTTACCAAACGTCACCGCTGGAGCAAAAAAACGCCCAAATCAGGGAAAGGCTGCGGCTCGCAAGAAAGCGGAAGCACGCTTCAAAAAAACCGGGTCGGTCGAAGATGCGATCAACCTTATTATAAAATAGATCAGTCATTGAAAGGAAAAAATCATGGCTCAACCTACCAACACGTTTGACAGTTATGACTATGCAAATAGTATAGCTGAAGATATTTCCTCCGTCATCTATAACGTGACTCCATTTGAAACTCCATTTATGACGCGCACGCCAAAAACATCGGCGTCTAGCACGTTACACGAATGGTTAACTTCCTCATTACGTGCCAGTACAACTAACGCACATATTGAGGGAGACGAAACGACGGCAGAAGCGAGAACTCAAGAGTCCAGATTATCTAATCGAACTCAAATTTTCAAGAACGCCGTGACCATAGCTGACACGGATGCAGGCCTTAACAATATAGGCAAAACGCGTCAAATGGCATATCAATTGATAAACGTAGCACGAGAGCAAAAACTCGATATTGAGAAGGCGCTTTTTGCAAATAACGCAAAAGTGACCGGGTCAGCATCCGCCGCTCGTGAGTTGGCCGGAGCGCCAGCCTGGCTAATTACCAACGTGGATTTTCAGTCTGGCAACTCAGGCGCAAATCCAACTGGTGACGGCTCTGATGCGCGTACTGACGACGGTACTGCGACGGCGTTTACGCAAACCAAATTTGATGCAGTGATGCAGTCAATCTGGGAAAATGGCGGGACACCAGGCACTTGCTACCTAAGCGCGTTTCAAATGACTAAGGCGTTGGCATTTACTGGTAATAACAACCAGCGTGCAAACGTCGTGGCAAACGATGAGCGTGTGGTAAATAGTCTCTCGGTGTACCTGACTCCGTGGGGCCAGGTAGCTTTCCAGCCAGCGCGTGAGAACCGCTCAAAAGACGTTTTCATAATGCAGGATGACATGTGGGAAATCGCAACATTGCGACCAACCAAGAACGTCGCATTGGCGAAAACAGGCGATTCCGAGAAGCGTCAAATCACGACTGAGCTGACCCTCGTTTGTAAAAACGAAAAAGCGTCAGGCATTATCGCGGACAACACCACGTCATAACAATTGTTGGGGGTGGGTAACTGCCCCCAATATATACAATTACCAGATACTCTGGAGGTATTATGCGAGTAAAAATAAAAGCAAGACGGATGGCTACGTCAAAAGGTTTTATCGGCCAAGATGAAATCGTTGATTTGCCTGACGCAGAAGTAAAAAAAATCATGGTGCTACAGCCGCACATTGTAGAGATTTTAGAAGCGGAAGCCCCGGCGTTTAAAAGCAATGCCGCAAAGAAACCAACCAAGAAACGAGCCAGAAACGCAAATGGCACCTTGAAGGCTGACGATCCATCAACTCCTGATGTTAATGAGGCTTACGAAGATGGCTAAGGGTGTAAAACATTATTTCCGGGACGGCACAGAGCACAAGGGCTCCATGCATAAAATGCCAAATGGTGAAGTTCACTCTGGCGCTCGTCATACAAAAAACAGCAAGCGATTGATGCATTTTAAAGACCTCAGCGCGACTGCAAAAAAGAAAGCTAAGAAATGACCGACAGAGATAAAGTTTCAGAGCAATTATTTATCGACGACGATCAAGTTGTATTGAAACACACCTTTGACGCGACTGGCATGCTTAAAGACGCGGAGTATGGCCGGGAGAAGGCACCCAACGACTTTGGGTCTGACTATAAGCATGTGGGTGACATACACCCCGCCCTGTTAAACAACTGGCTCCAGGAGGCTGGCGTGGCGTGGACCGACAGTGATGCTGTCAAAGATGTTATCAAACGTAAATTAATGGATGGCGAGTTTGCCAAGCTACGCAATTGGGAGGGTTCCTGGTGAGCGACGATAAACGCACGGTCGCCTCAGCGCACAGCCGCATTGATGGCATTGACATGAACATGATCGAATTACGCACAGAGCAACGCATACAATTTAAGGATCTGTACAACCGAGTAAAACGCACAGAGCAAATCCTCTGGGCTGCCGCAGGGTCTATCATCGCGTTGCTTATAGCGGTGTTAATGAAGGTGGGTTAACCTTTGGACCCGGTCAGCATCACTTTAATGGCGACTGGCGCATACAAGACGCTCCGTGCCGGGTTAGACACTTACAAGGATTTATCCGACATGGGTCAATCTTTAGCAACCTGGGGCAAGGCTTGCGCAGATTTTAATCATCTGGAGGAACGCCAGAAAAATCCACCATTTTGGGAAAAGACATTTAAGGGCTCTGACGAGGAAACAGCGATCCTTGTTTGGTCAAAAAAAGAAGAGCTCGCCAGAATGAGAAGCGAGCTAAAGGATTACATATCCTGGAATTACGGGCCGAAAAAATGGGATGAAGTCTTGGCCATTGAGGCGCAAATGCGAAAGCAACGAAAAGATGAAATATACCGTAAGCAAGCCCAAATAGATGCTGTCATTAATTTTGCAATCGGCGCGGTAATTTTTTTAATCAGTGGCGGCTTGCTGTTTTTGTTTTTTTACTTTTTGGGAAAGCAACAGGGGCGCTGGTGATGTGGGTTTT